CATGGTTTCGTATATGCCCACGGCATACAGCCCGTCAGTCGATCAAAACGGGATACAAACACTCTCGAATATGAACATTCCTTACGCCGACAAGGAGCGCAAACGCGCACTTCTTGACGCCTGGAAGTCATATCGGGGTGAGTTTCCACCGCCACTCAAAATACAGCCTGACCAGCCAAACGACAACATTATCAGCAACAGATGTGCACCGATTGTTGATAAAGGGGTGTCGTTTTTGTTTGGGAAAACCCTCAACATTGAGGCCGCAAAAGAGACGACAGAGCCAACAAACACCGTAAAAGATGCCATACGCGCCGTATGGGGAGATGACGATGATCGAATGACACTGCTCTCACAGATCGGCATCAATGGCGGCATCACTGGCATGAGCTTTGTCAAGATTATGCCGCCTGACATGCACCATCCACATACGCGTATCCTTCCCCTCGATAGTTGTATCGTGCGTGTTGTCACCGATAATGACGACGTTTCGTGCATCCTTGCCTACGTTATCGAGTATGCGATGGCAAACGAGTGGAATAGACGACAGATTATTTCTCGTATTGATCCAAATGCACCACTTGGCCTTGACTATGATCAAGAAATGTTTGTAGACCACTGGATTATCACCAACTATATGCGAAAGGGTCAAATCGGTTCCTGGCAACAAACAGGGGAACCGGACACGTGGCCCTATCCCTTTGCACCCATCGATTTCTGCCAGAATCTTCCTAATCCGAACGAAACATGGGGTATACCAGATCTGACCCCCGACCTCATTGGTTTGAACCATTCTCTCAACTTTATCCAAAGCAATACGTCACGTATTATCAAATATCATGGTCATCCTAAAACATGGATCATCGGTATGGATGCAGACGCCGTAAATACAGCCGTTGATGATCTCATCTGCTTACCATCCTCTGATAGCAAAATCGGCAACCTGGAAATGGTGCAAACGCTGACCGATCAACGCAATTTTGCAATGGATCTACGCGGCCACATGGATGAACAATCCAGAGTACCGGCTATCGCGCTTGGCCGTGAAACAAGTCTCCCACGTGGCGATATCTCAGGGGTTGCGCTCAAGCTCTTGCTACAGCCAATTATGGAAAAGACAACACTCAAACAACGACTCTACGGCTCTCTTATCCGGCGTGTTACCAGGGCCGCGCTTGTCATCGAGGGTGTGCTTAGTCTAGACGAATATCAGAATTATGAAATACAGCTTCATTTTCAGAACATTATGCCTGAAGATGACTTGCAGGCGGCACAGACGGCGCTCCTACTTAGACAGATCGGAGTATCACTGCAAAGCGCCCTTAACCAGTTAGGCTTTGATCCTGAGCAGGAAATAGAACGGCTCAAACATGAGCAAGCCACTATCGGGGATCTCTTACCCCAACTTTCAGCGACACAAAAGACACAGCTTGCGGCGTCTTCTCCGTCAGGCAAGGGGGCTATTAATGCCGGGGCCGATATAGGGGCAAAGCCGCACAAAGCGCCGGTACCATCTGCAAAAGATCCAGGGGGGGCAAAATAGATGAGTTACGGTAGCAACCCAACAACCACAACGCAGACCGCGCTTGGCACCAATCAGTTGCCAGTCTCGACGGTCTACACACCAAACACGGCGGCGGGCAACTTGACGCCCCTTGAAGGCGGGCCTGTTACAACTGATAGCAACAGCAATAAATCAGCCCCGATTTCAACCTATACCAAAGATGGCTCAAATGTCACCATTGGTACAACCACCGACACGGCATATAGCGGGTCAGGGGCCGGGACAGAAATAGCCATACTCAAAAAGATCGTTGCCCAACTAGCGGCATCGCTTGCAGTCTCGGGTACCGTTACCGCAAACGCGGGTACCAATCTCAATACGTCAGCTTTAGCACTTGAAACAGGGGGCAACTTAGCAAGCATTAAAGCCGACGCTGATAGTATTTTATCAGGGATCGGGGCAATAAGCGATGCGGCCTATAGCGGTTCTGGGAGCGGGTCTGAGATTGCTATTCTTAAAAAGATTGTTGCCCAATTAGCGGCAACAATCAGCACGTCTATTGCGTCTGCCTTACCGGCTGGTACCAACGTTATAGGCCACGTGATAGCCGACTCAGGGAGCACTACCGCCGTCACCTCACTACCCGCGCTCCCATCAGGCTCAAACCTTATCGGTAACGTTGAACTAGTGGACGGGGCGGGTACCAATAAAGCAACTATTTCAGCAGGTGGGGCACTCAAGGTTGATGGATCATCCGTAACACAACCGGTATCTGCTAGTTCTTTACCACTGCCCACCGGGGCCGCAACCGCCGCAAAGCAACCTGCACTCGGAACGGCGGGCACACCCTCTAGTGATGTGCTTTCAGTACAAGGTATTGCTAGCATGACCGCTTTGAAGGTTGATGGATCAGCAGTCACTCAGCCGGTAAGCGGCACTGTTATCGTTCAGCAGTCTACGGCTAGTAACCTCAAGGTAGACTTATCGGGCACGTCTGCGAACGCAACGGCACTTAAAGTTGATGGGAGCGCGGTGACACAACCGGTAAGCGGCACTGTCTCTGATCAGCATAGCAATGTGCTTATCGACTATGATAGTGGGGCTGGTACGCAAAACATGACGGTGTTTGGTATCGCTTTACCGGCCTCGGGTGGATCGGTTGCAGGCGGCACTACATCAAATCCGCTCAAAGTAGATCCCACGGGCACGACAACGCAACCGGTCAGTGCTACTAGTCTTCCCTTGCCTACCGGCGCTTCCACCTCTGCCAAACAACCGGCGCTCGGCACAGCCGGATCAGCAAGCTCAGATGTCATCACTGTGCAAGGCATCGCGTCCATGACTGCTCTAAAGGTTGATGGTAGTGCGGTCACTCAGCCGGTAAGCGGTACTGTCACGGTCACACAAGCAACGGCGGCGAATCTCAAGGTTGACCTCTCAGGCACAAGCGCGAACGCTACGGCCTTGAAGGTGGATGGATCGGCAGTCACACAACCCGTATCGGGGACGGTAACAGCGAACGCGGGCACAGGGACGTTTACCGTCTCAGATCAACATTCAAATAACACTACTGACTATGATACCGGGGCCGGTACACAGACCATGACGATGTATGGCCTTGCTCTCCCGGCTTCAGGCGGTTCAGTACCGGGCGGCACTGCTACCAACCCGGTACGCGTTGACACAACTGGTACGACAACACAGCCTGTAAGCGCGGCTAGTTTACCCCTTCCTACCGGCGCTTCTACAAGTGCAAAGCAACCGGCGTTAGGAACGGCTGGTAGCGCGTCTAGCGATGTGTTAACGGTGCAAGGCATTGCTAGTATGACCGCCTTGAAAGTAGACGGTTCTGCCGTCACACAGCCAGTTTCAGGTACTATCACAGTCACACAAAGCACCGCTAGTAACCTCAAGGTTGATCTCTCAGGCACATCCGCAAACGCTACCGCGCTCAATGTAGCTGATCAGCACACAAACATCACGACAGACTACGATAGCGGGGCGGGCACGCAAACAATGACCATGTACGGCATCGCTCTCCCGGCCAGTGGTGGAAGTGTTGCGGGCGGTACATCTGCCAATCCGATTAAAACAGATCCGACTGGTACCACGACTCAGCCCGTAAGTGCTACGTCCTTACCTCTCCCAACGGGGGCGGCTACATCTGCCAAGCAACCTGCACTCGGAACGGCGGGTAGCTCAAGCACAGATGTGCTCTCAATACAAGGGATAGCAAGTGGTACACCAATACCGATCACCGGATCAATCACGGCAACAAACCCATCTGTAAGTACCGATGGATCTGCAATCCCTACATCAAGCACACTCATCGGAGCATCAGACGGCACAAACCTACAACAGCTCTTAGTAGAGTCTGCAAGCAATAGAAACTTGCGCGTAGGGATCTACGGCGGTGCAACAGAGGCAAGCGTAACCGGTTCTAATGCCCTCAAGGTAGACGGGTCTGCGGTCACTCAACCCGTAAGTGCTGCTAGTCTGCCACTGCCTACGGGAGCTTCCACATCTGCCAAGCAACCAGCTCTAGGTACTGCGGGCACTGCAAGTACCGATGTGCTCTCAGTACAGGGCATTGCTTCCATGACGGCGCTCAAAGTGGATGGGAGTGCCGTTACGCAACCAGTCTCAGGAACGGTGACAGTACAACAATCAACCGCCGCAAACTTGAAAGTAGACCTCTCAGGAACGGCGGCCAATGCCACGGCTCTAAAAGTAGACGGGTCTGCCGTCACACAACCGGTATCGGGCACTGTTACGGCTAACGCAGGGTCAGGAACGTTCACGGTTTCAGACCAGCATAGCAATAACACCACTGACTACGATACAGGCGCGGGCACGCAAACAATGACCATGTACGGCATCGCGTTACCTGCAACGGGCGGCTCAGTTGCAGGGGGTACTGCTACCAACCCGGTACGCACTGATCCCACGGGCACAACCGCACAGCCCGTCTCAGGGACGGTAGCCGCTACGCAATCGGGCACATGGACAGTACAGCCCGGTAACACGGCCAATACAACTGCATGGAAAGTGGATGGTTCTGCGGTGACGCAACCCGTCTCAGGGACAGTCACATCCAATATAGGCACAACAAACGGCCTTGCACTTGATACGTCGATTAACGGCGTCATCGTCTCACAAGCAAGCACCACAAGTGGAGAGAAGGGGCCACTCATTCAGGGGGCCGTGACAACGGCATCACCGACATACACAACCGCGCAAACAAATCCGCTCTCTCTGACAACGGCGGGGGCGCTACGGGTAGACGCTAGCGCGACCACGCAACCAGTCTCAGGAACGGTAACAGCCAACGCCGGAACAAATATGTCAACCGCCGCGCTTGCTCTTGAGACTGGTGGGAATCTTGCCACGCTAGCCGGGGCGGTCACATCGGCAAAGGTGCAATCAAACGTCGCTCAGATCAACGGCGTGGCCCCTCTCATGGGCAACGGTGTATCAGGTACAGGTGCGCAACGTGTGACGATTGCAAGCGACTCTACGGGACAAATAGCACTAGCGGCGGGCAGTGCAGTGATCGGCCACGTGATAGCCGACTCAGGATCGACAACCGCCGTCACTCAAGCAACCGCTAGCTCACTCAATGCGCAAGTTGTTGGGGCCGTGGCATCTGCCGGAAGCAATGCGGGCAATCCGCTCAAAGTAGGCGGTGCATTCAATAGCACACAGCCAACGGTGACAAATGCTCAGATTGTTGACGCTCAGATGACCGCTAGAGGTGCACAGATTGTCGCTACCGGAGTCGATACCTTTAGCGCAACGGTTTCAGGGACCGTCACAGCGAACGCTGGTACTAACCTTAACACATCGGCCCTTGCCCTTGAGACGGGCGGCAACCTCGCTACGCTTGCGGGCGCAATATCTTCCACAAAGATGCAAAGCAACCTTGCACAAGTGAACGGCTCAACAACCGTCACCGCCGCAACTGGTGTGCAAAAGGTAGGCATTGTAGGCAACACGGGGGCAACGGTAGATAGTGGAGTAGGAGCGGGGACAGCCCCTACCAATGCAGTTGTTGGGGGTCTCGTTTACAATAGCGCATCGCCCGCCCCAACGTCCGGGCAATCAATGGCAATGCAAGCCGATCAAGCAGGAAATATCCGCGTCTTTCAGGGTGTCTCGTTCGCTACCCTTGCTGCATGGAACAGTAGCACAACGATTAACACCGTCCAGAACATATTTACCAATAGCGGGGCTGAGAGCGTTATCGTCCAATTGACACAGACAACGACTATAACGGTGGGTGCTATCACATTTGAAGTAACCTACGACAATACTTCAAACTGGCAGACGATACCAGCGAACGCCGTCTTTGATCCTACGTCAACAACCTTTGCGGCAATCAGCTTACCCTACACACTGCAAGCAAGCACCAATAAGATTATCGGCCTCAATATGAACGGGGCCACGGGCCTACGTATCAAGCTTTCAACGGCTATCACCGGGTCAGGTAGTGTGACACCGTTCTATGCGCTACAACCTTATAGCCCCGCCGATACGATAATTGCGCTTTCGCCCACCGCCGCAAACTTTCTTACATCAACCAATATCAACCAGATAAGCGGTACGAGCGCCGGAGTAGCCAATCCGCTCTACGTCTCTCAATCTGCTAATACTGGCTATGTGAGTGCGTTTGGCAGTAACGCGTCGGCGCTGACCGCAAACACTGATGCAGCATTTAAGTGGGGGGCCGGTGGTACCACGGTGGTCAACCATATCATGCTGCAAAACAATACCGCGCTCAATGTATTGTTTGATCTTGATGTAGCAACAAACGCAGGTAGTCCAATATGCTCACCGGGTCAAACATTGTTCTTTGATGTGCAAACAACGGCGCTACACCTTCAGGCCAACGGCACACCGAACCTCAACGGATCGGGTGCGGCGAACATTGTAATCAGGGCATGGTTGTAGATGTCTAGTTACTCTACCATTATGCGCAATGCGCCGACCATTTACTATCGGTTAGGGGAGTCTTCAGGTCTCACCGCAACTGATAGTAGTGGAAATGGAAATAATGGTACCTATGCGGCAAGTGGAGTAACCTACGGGGTTGCTAGCTCTCTACGTGATGGCAGTACAAATACAGCCGTGACGTTTAGCGGGGTTGGGCAAGTTAATGCGCCTGTTGGGATTGTTGTCTCAGGGAATGTGACGATTATGGTGTGGTTTAAGACGGCTGGTATTAGTGGCAATACCTCGCTTTTTGCAAATTATACGGCAACGGGGCCGTCTGTATTTGGGCTAGGTATAGCGGGGTCAGCAACAAACCTTGTTGCCTTTATCGTCGCAAACATGAGCGCAACAACAACGGCTACGCCCACTTTTACGGTAACGTCGAATGTGTGGTGTCATCTAGCGGCAACATTTGATACAACGTCACATGTCCTTGCGCTTTATGCAAATGGCGCACTTGTAGGGACAAATACAGAATCAGCTTATAGCCCGGCGGCGGCTGGTTTCTTTATCGGTGATTCTGTATTTGGTGACAATCAGGCCGGATCTTATGATGAGGCAGTTGTTTACAGCAAAGTGTTAACAGCCAATCAGATTAATGCTTATTATCAATCGACAAATGTAGAATATCGATCAATCAAACAACACAAGAGAGGGACAGTATGACACTCATCCCAATGGATTTAGCACACTTCACCGTAGCACTTCAAAATGACACGAATCAGATGTATGAGAATATCAAATGGGCAAAAGAGCGCTATAGCATGTACAACCAGAATTGTACTACGCAAAACATGACAAGTGCTGGGATATCGGCGGGGGATCAATCGGCTATCCTGGCATTCATTGTCGATCTCTCACGGTTGGTAACGCTCTACTCTGGTAGCGTGCCTAGCAATAGCGCCGATTATATCTTTGATATCAATGCCATTCGAGGTATTTCATAAGTGGTAACATCTTTGACGCTTTACGGCTCAACAAGTCTAGCATCAACGGTAGCAACGGCAAGCAAACTTGTCAACGCTACCGGTGGTACGTCAACGTCAAAGACAACAACCGCCCCTAATGACAGCTCACAAAACTTCATGGAATGGCTTTCACAAGGAGGAACGGGGACTGATAGCGCGTCTATTGGTTCCCCTAGCGGAAAGGGGTACCTCTACGATGTAACGACGCTAGAGGGAAACACGATAGCTCTGGGGAACTGGTCAGGCGTGTGGCGCATGAATGACACAGCCGGTTTTACTGCCGTCACCATGATTATGCGTGCTTACGTTTACAATAGCGGCCTCTATACCGCCATTGGCACTATGACACTTGCAAGCCAGTCCATGAGCAGTACAACAACAAACTACACATTTAGCAATACGTCATTCCCGGCTGTCACGTTCTACCTCAACGATAAGCTCTATATTGACGGATGGATGCACCCGATCACCGGGCACTGGACGGGTGATCCCATCGTCTCGTTTATGTCATCTAGCGCAAGCGCCGGTATAGCCAATCAGATGCAGGTAAATACACCCGGCTTTAGCCTGACACCACGCCTTATCACGCGACAACATCGGATCTTTGGGAGGGTTGCATAATGCCAGTGATTTACGTCCTACGTGCCCCTGCGGGCGTTCTCATCCTCGGATCATCGACGCCTACGATCTCATCAAATGCAACCTTTACCGTACGCAAGGGTAACGCAATGCTAGAGGCGCGTGGGGGTGAGGCGTCAGTGCAGATACGTAAGGGTGACGCGACATTTACGGAGGGTAAATAAATGAGCTGTGATACCGATGATTATTCTCCTATCTACGTGGGGGATGTTGGGGCACCCTTTAATCCGGTGTTTGAATATGCCGATGGCACTCTCGTTGACTTGACCGGGGCAACCATCACCATGAAATTTCTCAATGAGAATACCGCCGCTATCATCACCACGACGGGTACATGGACGATTGACACCGATCCTACCACTGGCAAGGCGTCATATGCCTACGCAAGCAATGACGTGTCTGTAGCCGGGTTGTACACCATCTACATCACCATCACAAAAAGTGGAAAGCCGTTCCATGCTGATACCAAACAACTAGAGATAAAGGCGGCAATATGAGTAGGGTGTGGTTTCACATATGCCTTGTCTATCACATGCTTTGCATTAAACTATTTGATCGTAGTGCAACAATCATATGCATCAGAATGGGCAACCGTACAAAAATAAGGAGGATACATTATCATGGCAATGAAGCACCCAGGGTTTAAAGCCGTACAAGGCAAGATAGCCGCAAAATATGGTATGAAAGCGGCGGGGGCAATCCTAGCCGCATCAACCAGGAAAGCTAGTGCGAAAGCAAAACGGAAAAACCCCCACTTAAAGCGTGTAAAATAGCGACAATATAGCAGAGGTATTGTTTTTCTACAAAGGATAACTTATACTAATGGATGAAACCACAACTGTTCCTTCATCTCTGGCAGATGAAACGAGCAATGCACCCACGCCCCAGGCGGGCAACACAACCACAAGCGGATCTCAGGAAGATCAGCAACAAAAGTCATCATCGATCAGTCTTTCAGATTATGAGAAGATTGTCAAAGAACTTCGTGCCGAGAATGCAAAGCACCGGACATCACTAAAACGCTTTGAAGAAGAGCAGCAGAAACAAGATGAAGCACGCCTCTCCAAAGAACAGCTTTTAGAGAAACAGCTAGCAGATCTTCAAACACAGCACCAACAGATCACGGAAGCGCAATTTGAGCGCAACGTGAACCATATGGTAGCCGTTGAAGCAGCAAAGGCCGGAGTTGATCCTAACGTCATTGATCGGGTGTCTCGCATGCTGGCATGGGAAGATATAGAGGTAAGTGATGAGGGGGAACCGTCTCAGCAGTCAGTACGATCACTCATTGACCAACTTCTCAAAGATATTCCAGGCTTAAAACAACGTGGGGCCGCGTCGTCAGTCTCAAGCGGGGGCGCAACCAATCCATCACGCGCACAAACATCAGCACCATCGCAACTTTCGTGGGATGTCATCGGAAGCTTAAACGCCACAGAGTACAACGCCCGGCGCTCAGAAATTCAAGAGTGGATTGCAACACATCCCCCACGATACGGACGCAAACTAGTTTAAACAAGAATCTTGTATCTCTGCCTTAGCACCTTTTGAGAGATGTTATGGTAGGGGTGATAGGGGCAATACATGTCACTAAATAATTTTATACCACAGTTGTGGGCAGATACGTTACTACCGGCACTACGAGCAAATCTCGTATATGGTAATCTGTTCAACGAGGACTATCAGGGCCAAATTTCGCAAATGGGCGATACGGTTAAGATCAACAGTATCGGCGATGTCTCCATTTTCAACTACACCAAAGATACCGACCTTAACGCGCCCCAAGCATTAACCGATGCTCAAAGCATGCTCACCATCTCTCAGGCGAAGTACTATAATTTTGAGGTAGATGACGTAGATCAGGCACAGGCGCACCCTCAAGTTATGACTGAGGCCATGTCGTGGGCGGCATTTGAACTTGCAAACACAATGGACTTGTACTATGCCGGTTTCTATACCGATGCAGTCAATAACATTGGTTCTACTAGTAGCTGGCAGACTGTCACCGTTCCAACAAACACGAATGTTGGTGGTGGTACGACTCTTTACGACTATCTGGTCATGATGAATCAGAAGTTGACGGAAAATAAGGTGCCAAAACAAGGCCGGTGGTGTGTTATCCCCCCTTGGGGTACGACTTTCCTCATTCAAGATATCCGCTTTACATCGTTCAACACGGCAGATGCACGTATGACCATACAGACCAACAAGATTGACGCGGCTGGTGGTTCTACTGGCGATGCCTACATCGGGCGCGTTGCTGGTATGGATGTCTACGAAAGCATTAATGCCCCCCACCTCAGTGCTGCTAGCAACGTTGGTGTTACCGGTGCTCAAGACGTGTTTCTAGCGGGTCACACCATGACACTCACCAAAGCTACCGGCATTAACAAAGTAGAAGCATATCGCCCACCGTACCGCTTTGCTGATGCAGTCAAAGGGCTTGCACTCTACGGTGCTAAGACAATTCGTCCGTATGCACTATGCGCCGGGTACTTCCAGCATCCATAGAGAGGCCGTATGAAGTCAAGTACAAGAACAGTTTTAGTCGATTCATTGTTGAATGTAACTTCTTACTCATCCGGGCCTTTGGATGTGGGTGATTTAGAGTTTTTACTGATTAGCGCCGTAGAACCTCCCGGTGGGAGTGGTAACACGCTCACGGTAAGTTATGTTGATGCAAACAATAATCTCATACACATCGCAACACTAATACTAGGGTCAGGGAGTACGGGGTTGCTTTGCATCGGTAACGGCTCTACTTATGAACTAGGAGGGACAAATGGCGGTATCCCTTACTTTGGAGATCAGATACAAATAGACATTAGTGGTACTGTCACCACTCAAATATCTGTGAAAGGGAAGTAACAGATGGCACGAACAGCTTTGACTCCTAAAACCTTAACTGGTAACGGGTCTATCGTAAATATGACCAATGCGGGTACGAACATGACCGCAACTGACGACACCAACGGCATGAGTATTGCCATTCCTACCACTAGTTTTCCTAGTGGTGCAGGGGTTGACCGTCTCATCCTTCTTATCCTCAATACCAACGGCACAGGCCGTACCGTTACGGTACGTGCAGCATCACCTGACGGGGGTATTGCAAAGACTGGCGCGGGTACAGTTGGCACGGGTGCGTTTACCTATCCTTCCTATCTAGGCGGTAAGGGTGATCTCACTACGGCGGCTATGACACTGACTACCGGGATCGGTATTGTGGGGCCGTTTGAGGTTGCCAGATTTATGCAACCTGACGGGACAATTAGCATCGACTTCTCAGGTGCAACCGGCTTTATCGCCGCGCTCTTACTCCCTAAAAGCTTCTAGCGTAAAGGGGGATGTAAATAATGGCATGGTTTAGAAATGGGGGAGGGCGTGAGATCATCATGAATGATGAGGCACATTTCCCTCGCCTGATAGCCGATGGATGGATACGGATAGAAGATCCGACGATAACGCGAGAGGAGGTGACTGATGAGCACGACACTACGAACGACGATGGGCGACTTGATAACGGAAGTGAGAAGTCTGATAGCCGACGAAGTATCGACGTGCCAACAGTTCACCGACGTACAGATTCAAAACGAACTGGACACAAGAGTTAACTTCATTCGCTACGAGGGACTAGCTATAGCCCCCTCTATCGTCAATCTACCGTCTACCAATAATCAACCAAGCACGATCTTTGCTGATTATTTCAGCAAGTATATGTGGTGGGAGCAAGATGTGATCTTGCAAGGTCAGGGCACAAATAACGCCGCATGGGTAGTGATCACACCGACATTTAGTGACTATATCAACGGGCACTGGATGTTCGAGAATACGCCCTTTGTCAATGGCACTGTACCGGGTCAATTGCCACCGGTATTTTGTAC